CATCAATTCCATTGTCAACACCAAGAAGATAATATACTCCATTGTTGTCTAATACAATGCATTGAAATATTCCTTCAACAACATCTTGCATTCTTGCCCAAGATTCTTCTGAATCATGTGAAAGGTGAATGTCAAGTGCTTGTTCATAGTTAACTGCACCACCACCACCAGTTGTGATTGTTTGATTGAAAGAACTTGTTTGTCTATCTAAGTCAAACTGAAAGAAATCTAAAGAACCAGCAGTTGTCAATGCAGACACTTCACCAGTTGTTGCAGATGCAGTCACACCAGTGATTTTGTTTGCAGAATACCAATTTGCAAGAAAGATTTGTTTGATACCACCAACTTGTCCTTGGCAAAAATATCCTCGACCTTTATCGATTAAACATGACATATTTTATATTTTAAGAATTAAAGAATTGAAGATGGTCACTAAAGACCACCTTCTTATTCATGTTTTTATACGAACCAAACAACATCAGCAACAACACCAATTTGTGTTCCGATTCCGTATCGCATTGTTACACGATAGTTGTCTGAACCATCTAATGGTGTCATGTCAATTGCTTGTGCTAATGAATCAGAATCAGCAGTTCCGATTCCAACAAATAAGTTGTTTTTGTTTCCAACCATTGCTTCACCTGATGCAATACCTGGACAAGATACCAACTTGTATCCAACGAAGTTTGTTTGTCCACCATTCGCAGATGCAAGATTGTATCCAGCACCAGTTTGACCAACTGCAAGATTGTATGCAGAAATTGTCACTGGATTCACATATAGATTTGTGTTTTCAAAATCACCAACAATTCCTTGTGGCATTGCTGAAATTATTTCTTGTAAACCAGCAATTACCGTTGCTTGGTCATCTATTGCATTTGTTAGTGTAGTTGCACCAGCAGTGTTTCCACTTGCTAATTTGAAACCATTAAATGCTCCATAACCAGATGCAGTTGCACCACCCATCCAAATGTTATGTTCAATATCAGCTTGAACGAACTTTGCAACATATAAAAGTATTGCATCAGCATAGTCATCTGGCACACCAGAATTGATTGAATATGCATCACCTTGCCACCAAGAATTGAAATTCTTTTTACAAAGTTGTAAGTTCACCATCAAGTCTGTGATTTCAAGAACTCTTTCATCTAAGTCAGTTGTTGCAGTTGTGTCAAAGTCACATGCACCTGCTTTGATTAAAGCTGATGCACCAGTTCCAAAAGACATTACTGGAAGAACTGCTTTGTATCTCACACCATCAATAAGTGTTATATTACCACCGTGTAAAGATGGTGCAGAAACTACTGCTGCATGGATGTATGGAAGTGCTAATTCACCAGCATAACTTGGTGTATTTAATACGGGATTTGCCATTTTACTTGTTTTTTACTTTATTAAAGATTGCGAAAATTCTTTCATCTTGTGAAAGATTGGTTTTCACTTCAGCCTTTTTGCTTGACTTCGGTGTTGATTTAAAAGTTTTTGATGCAGACAACTTCTTCACTTTTTCAAGTTCTGTGTTGTGTGCTTCCATTAATTCAGCAACCTTCAATTCAATTGCTTCAGTAATCATTTTCCCAAGTTCAAAACCATCTTCTTTTGTCATGTAGTTTGACAAGTCAATTTCTGATTTTTCTTCTTGAATTTCTTCTTGAACTTCTTCTTTGTCAGAAGACAAATCTTCTTCAACTGCATCTTCTGATGCTTCTGGTGAACGAAGTGTTGTGATTTCTCCATCAACTACTTCAATCACTGCACCATCTTGCAGTTCATAAGTTCCAGATGGAAGTGCCATTCTTTCATCATCTTCACCAACAACAAACACCATTGATCCTTCTTCAAATCTGTCAGAATCAGTTTTTATTGTAGTTCCATCGACAAGAAATGCTTCAGCCATCATGCTTGTTTCTTCAGATAGTTCTTCTGTCATTCCAAGAAGACCTTTCATTTTGTTGTAAATGTTTTCCATTTTTTGTTTTTTGAATAGTATTTCCAATAGTTAAAAGATTATTTCTTCTTTTTTTCCTTTCGCTTTTTCTTGTATCCTTTTTTTAAGATTGCTTTTGCTTTTGGAATAACTGAAGAAGCAATTGTTCTGTTCTTAATTGCACCACAAATTTTCTTTGCAGTTTCTTCATCACCATATTCAGCCATTTGGTCAGCAATACATTTATCCCAAGGATAGTCGGCCAGGTAAGTTGCTTCTTCTTTTTGAATCAAATCTTTAATCATTGCAAGTTTTGTTTCATCTTCTGACAATGATTGTTCTGACATTTCTTGCATCTTATCTGTGAAGAATCCTTCAATACTAAATCCAAGAATTTCACCTTCTTTGACCTTGTTCCAGATTTCATCATTGTCAACACGCATTGTCACAAACCAAGTTCCAACTGGACAATGTTCAAAACCATACTTGACTGACTTGTCAATTGCAAACTCTTTCACCCATGATTCAACAACACACAAACCTTCAACTTCTGATTCGTGTTCAAGTGTTGCAGATTGCAAGTGATTTCTTTTCATGTAAAGTTCAGAACACTTCTTTATTGTGTCTTTTGAAAAATACACATAATAGTCAGAACCATCATCTGCAAGTCTGAAAATCTGTTTGTTTGGAATCAATGCTGGTGCAATAAGAAGTCTTTTGTCTTCATCTACTTTTGCAAATTTTAGTTCTTTTTCTTGCTTGTTTAATGCAACCCAATATTCTTCAATTGCAGGATCTTCAACAAGACTGATTGCAAATACACCATCTTGGTCTTCTTTGTCTTCTTCTGAAATAATTAATTCAACTATTTTTGTCATTTTTTTAGGATTTAAAGTGTTGATTTTTGTTGTATCATTGTGTTTATCTGTTGTGAATCTGTGACTTGTTGTTCAACCACATATGCTTGTATTGGTGCATCTTGTGTGAATGCAGTGTTGAATTGTTCTGTGATTGATGGAAGACCAGACAAATCAACAAGTGAATCCATATCTGTTGACTGACCACCTTGTCCACCACCACTTGGAATTGAACCACCACTTGGTGCTTGAACATTTGCTGGTTTTTCTGTTTTAACTGATAAAATTTCTTTCACGTTTTTGATACCAGTTGCCAAAGTTAAACCAGCAGTCACAAATGAAAATGGTGGTGGTGATGATGCCAATGCCATGTTCACTGCTTTGTATGTGTCAATTGTAGCTGATGCAACACCAGTGACTTTTGCCATTGCTGAACCTTCTGCAAATAGATTTCCAGCCATGTTGATTGAATTCTGCAAGATGTCAAGTTGTTGCATCTTGTATTTCTTTTCAATTTCAACTTGTTGCTTTGCAAATTCTTCTTGTATTGCAGTTGTGTCTTGTCCAGACTTAGTTGCCAAATCAATCTTTTGTTTGTACCACTGGTCAAGTTCTGTCAGTTCAAGTTCTCTTTCTGTCTTGCCTATTGTAGCAAGTTCCATGATTGCATCTTTTTGTTCTTGAATCAACCCTTGTTCATTTGTCAGTTGTTCAGATTTTTGACCAGCAATCCTTTCTTCAATATCAATCTGTTCAAGAAGTGCTTGTTGATATGCAGTTTGAAGTTCAACTGAATTTTGATTTGTGTCAAGTTCAAGTTTTGCAATTCTGACCTTTTCATCTGCAATTGCTTTTTCTTTTGCAGTTTGGTCTTCAAGTATTCTTCCAAGTTCTTCGTTTGCTTCAATTCTGTCTTGTATTGACCTGGACACATCATCTCTGATTTGTCTTTGTATTTCTGCATCCAACTGACTTTGCAATTGTTGTTTTGCCCTTAAGACTTCAAGAAGTTCTTCATTCTTCTTTGCATCTGCAAGTGCTTTTCCAGTTGTCAATGCTGATTCAACTGAAATCTTTTCAATGCCTTCTGTTGCAGTTTCTGTTGCTATGGTCACAATACTTCCAACTTCTGTGACTGCTTCAGCAAAATTTGTTGCAATCTGTGTTCCAGCATCAACCACATCTTCAACAACTTCAGTCAAGTTTTGTTTAGTTTCTGAAATCTTTTCATTTAGTTGTGCAATTGTTTCTGGATCGCCATCACCAAAGAATGACTTTTCCCACGCCAATTGACCTTCTTGGATTGCAAGTGTAATTCCATAAAATGAAAGTTTTAATGGTGTGACTGCTATTGTAAGCAATCCACTCATAACTTTCTGAAGACCTTCAAATCCTTCACTTGATTTACTTACTGCATCAAACACATCTGTCACAACACTTGTGACTTGATTGAACAACACTCCAAGTGTTTCTGTGGCAATAGCAACACCATCAATGACCGTTTGGTTCTGCATCATTATCTCTTTCAAGAAATTGAATGCCTCAATTACAAGACCAATACCCATCGCTTTCATTGCAAGACCAACACCCTTGAATCCTTTTCCGATTTTCTTCAATGCACCTTCTGTCCCTTTTCCAGTCTTCTTGATGTCTTCAAGACTTTCATTTGTTTCACTAAGTGAATCCTTGACTGATTCTAAGTCTTTGGAAATCTTTGAAACATTTGTTTTGAACTCTATGTCAACAACTATTTTTTCAGCCATGGAAATAATTTCTTAAGTTGATTCATTCTTTCTTTGTCTTTTTGTACTTGCTTTTCATACCATGACAAACACTTGTTGTTTTTATACAAGTCATTTGGCAATGATTGAATCACTTCTGGAATGATGTACATTGCACCAGACCAATATTCAAATATTGGATTGAAGTTCAAGACCTTAAAATCTTTGAAACTTTTTGGTATTGCTTTTTGAACATTTAGTTCAACACTTGTTTTTATGTGTTCCATTTTGTTTTTAAATAATTCATGACTTGATTAATATCATCAGTGCTTAATTTAGAATTGTATGCAATCACTTCATAAATTTTTCCAGAATAGGCAGAACCAATAAAACCTCTATATTCTGCACCACCCAAACAATAAAAATTTGTTGAAGATGTAGTTGCTGAAGTATTTGTGTCTTGATTGTCTTCTTGGTCAATTATCAAATTCTGTGTCCCATTTCTTTGTCCAATAATAGCTTGTCTTTGTGTTACTGGAATATTGTTCACATTACAACTGAAGTCATTCCCACCATTTTTGAATGCAACAGAATCAGCACCACCACCACCATAATTTGTTGCATTGATGTTGATTCCATTTCTTTGTGTTGTGAAAAATGCAGTTCCACATATTAGTTCACCATTTGACTTTGCAGTTGTTTCATCTGCTTCAAAAACAACAAAGACCGTGTTGTCATTATTTGATATGTCTTGAAGTGCAGTTGCTGAATTTCTCATCTGATGTTTAACACCATCAAAACTCACATATGGAATTGGAATTGTTGTTTCAACACCATATTGTGGAAATTCATTTGCAAATACATATTGAAGATTGTGACTATTTCCAGACAAGTCATTCCAAGTTTGTACATCTGTTGTGCTTGTTCCATCAAAAACAATTGATGAATAGTCAGAAGCATCAAGCCATAAAAGACAACCACTTATGTCTATTGGTCTGAATACTGGAACATTGATTGTTCTGTCTAAGTTCTGAAGACCTACAAGTGTATAATTGAAATCAATTGTCCAATCAACAATGTCAAGTGATGTACCAATTGTTGAAAGATTAAAATAAAAAGTTCCATCATTTATGATATAACCATCATTGTAAGTTTCTGAATATGCTGAAGTAACACCAAAACTATAGTTTGTGAAAGCTGATGATTCTTTTGTCAAATCATATCCTTGTTTTAATACACTTACACTATTTGAATTGTTAGTGTTTTGAATTAAACCACTTATTTTTCTGAATGAATATTCTTGACTTCTGTTTGCAAGTGTTCCACGTTCGTGACCAACAATATTTATTTCAAATGAAATGATTGATGGATATTGCATTCGTATTCCATTCAAAGCAACTTCCCTTGTGTATCCCATTTCACTTATGTCAAATTCACCATTGATTCCAATTGTGATTGCCTTTTGTCCATCTGTAAATGCATTCAAAACAAATTGTCCAGAACCACTTCGTCCTGGTTGATTGTATATTTTATCAGCACCACCAGACAAGAAGATTTCATCACTTCCAAGTGCAACACCATAGTCACCA